GGCCAACGGTAAGCCCGGCATCCTCACCTGGATGGGTAACGCCCCGTCGTGCCAGTTGAAACTGTCGACCGAGACGTCGAAAAAAACCGAGTCCTTTTCGGGTAATCGCCTGCAATACGGCGAGCTGCAAAAAGGCAAGACGGCCGAGCTGTCGATCACGTTGGATGAGTGGACGGCGGCCAACATTGCCATGGCGCTGTATGCCACGCAGATCGCCACCATCGCCGGCACGGTGACTGGGGAACTGCTACCTGCAGGCCTGCTCGCAGGCAATACCGTTCGCCTCGATCACGCCTTTGTCTCCAACCTGGTGCTCACCGATAGCGCCGGCACCCCGGCAACAGTAGCTGCCGACAAATACAGCCTGTCTTCGCCCAACGCGGGTTTGGTGGATCTGCTGGATGTCGGCACATTCGTGCAGCCATTCAAGGCGGCATACAGCTACGCCGCCGCGGACAGCTTCACCATGCTTACTGCTGCACCGCCGGAGCGTTTCTTGCTCCTGGACGGGATCGACACCGAGACCAACGAACCGGTGCTGGTTGAGTTGTGGCGCTGCAAGTTCGCCCCGGTGGGTCAGCTCGATCTGATCGTCGATGACTACGGCAACCTGCCGCTGACTGGCAGCGTGCTGTATGACCCGATCAACGCTAAGAACGCCAACCTCGGCGGCTTTGGTCGGATCACCCACAAGAAGGCTGTCTGATCATGGCGCGGAAGGTTAAACCGTCCGCAACCGCCCCCGCTGAGGGGGCGGATGATCTCACGGTCCTCCACCCGGATCGTTCGGCAACCATCGCGGGGCGTGCCGTTACGGTACGTGAGTATGGCTTCATTGAAGGACTCGGCCTGCGGCCGGTTGCACAGGCGTTCCTGGATGACCTGCATACCAGTGTTGCCGGCGGCACGCTGCCAGAGCTTGAAGGCATTCTAGTGATCCTTGGTCACCACCACCTGGCGATCGAGCAACTCATTGCTGCCGCAGCCGATGTCGAGCAGGACTGGGTTGCGCATCTTAACCAGGACGACGGCTATCACCTGCTGATGCTGTGGTGGGCCGCAAATGGCCCTTTCTTTGTGCGCAGTGTGTTCCAGCGGATAGCAACCGAAAGGCAGCTGGCCGCACTGCGCGATGGGGCGAAATCTACGCAACCTTGATTGCCCATGGTTACGGCAATACGGCCTCTATAGGCCGCTTCACTCAGCGCCAGATCCTGCTGCATTACGCCTGCGCGCTGCGTCGAGAGAAGCAACAGCGCGCAGCAACCCTGGTGGACGTCAACATGGCGTTCGCGGGCGGGAAGGAAGCCGAACAGCACCTGCAGACCCTGACGAAGGAGTAAGGCCGTGATGTGGTTGATTTGGTACCTGGGGATGATGCTGCTCACTATGTCGTTTGATGCCGGGTTTTGCTTCGTACACAAACGACGCTACCGGCCCGTGCCATCGCTGCTGACCGGCGTGGTCTGGCCGATAACCTCTGTTGCGATCATCGTGGTCGCTACTCGCGAGACTCGGGGTCATCCACCGTGGTGACTCTTCGCTAATCCCCCAGGCGGCCAATCGGTCGCCTTCTTTTTGCCCGCGTTCAAAAGACCTTCAGCCACGCGCGCGCGACCATGACGGCACATTCCCCGCATGTAGCACGCCCCCATGGCCAACGGCAAAGACCTCGAACTCGCCCTGCGTATCAAGGCTGACCTCAAGCAAGGTCAGGCTGCGCTCAAGAGCTTTGCCGAGTCCGTTCTTGATGTGGGTGATGCTTCGCAACAGGCCAATCGGCAACTAGGCAGCACCGGCGCCGCAGTAGACCAGACCAGCGCACGGGTACGGGCAGCGGCAGGTGCCGCACGCACCCACGAGGCCGCACAGCTTCAGGCTGCACGGGCCACGGGCGTGTTCACGGCGGACGTGCGCAACCTTGGTCAGGCCAGCGCTCAAGCGGCGAATCAGCAGAAGCAACTCGAAGCGAGCAGCAAGACCATCGGTGGTGGTTTTACCGCCTTGGCCACCTCGGCCAAGGCCGCCACGGCGACCATTGCTGCCGGCTTCGGGCTTGCGCAGATTGTGCAGGCCTCCGATGCCTGGACCAGCTACCAGAACCGCCTGCGCCTAGTGACGAACAGCCAGCAGGAGCTGGCCGGATCGAGCCAGGATGTCTACCGCATCGCGCAGAACACCAGCCAGCAACTGGACTCCACCGCCGCGGTGTACCAGCGGTTTGCGCAAAACGCCGACAAACTGAACATCACGCAGAAAGAAGCGGCCACGCTGACCGACACGGTGAGCAAGGCCATCGCTATTTCTGGTGGTTCGGCAATGAGCGCCGAGGCCGCCCTGGTGCAGTTTGGCCAGGCACTGGCGTCGGGCGTGCTGCGCGGTGAAGAGTTCAACAGCGTTTCCGAACAAGCGCCGGCCTTGTTGATGGCGGTGGCGGATGGGCTGGGCGTGAACATTGGCCAACTGCGCGCAATGGCCAATGAAGGCCAGCTGACCGCCGATGTGTTGGTTGAGGCCTTGGGCAATGCGTCCGCGAGCGTTGATGAGCAGTTCGCGACCCGCGTTAAGACCATTGCCCAGGCCGGAACCGAGATAGATAACGCCTTTACCCGTGTGGTCGGCACGTTTAGCTCAGGCCAGGGCGCGGGCGTCGCCCTGGCGGAGGCGCTGTCTGGTTTGGCCTCGGTGCTCGATAGCTTGGCTGACAATGCCGATGTGCTCGGTGTCGCCCTCGATATCGCCCTGTCCCTGGCTGCTGGTAAAGCCATCGTGGCCCTGACCGGGCTGGCGGTTGAGACCTTAAAAACCATCATTGTGCAGAAGGCCCAGACCGCTGCCACCTTGCAACTGGCCCAGGCCGAGGCCGTTGAAACCGCCGCCAACCTGGCAGCCACTCGCCAGCGTTATGCCGCCTTTGCCTCGCACACCGCAGTAACGGCAGCTACCCAGGCGAATGCGGCTGCACAGGCAAAACTCGGTGCGGCGCAGTTGGCAGCGAGTGCAGCCAGTAACGTGCTGGGCCGTGCGTTCACCGGTGTGATCGGTGGCGCGGGCCGTCTGGTTGGCTTTCTCGGTGGGCCGGTGGGTATCGCGATCTCCCTGGCGTTGGCCGCCACCGCCTTTATCGACTTTGGCGACGATGCCGAAAGCGGCATGGACAAGGCCGCCACGGCCACTGAGTCGGCCAGCGTGCGAGTGCGTAACGCGACCCGGAACATGATCCAGGGCCTGAACATTGGCGACAGCAGCACCGCCAGCTACGACCAGCTTGGCCAGGGCATTGATGCACTGAAAATCCAGCTCAGCGAGGCTGAGGCGATCCAGAACCGTGTTCAGGCCCTGACCGACAGCGACATTCCTGCCGTGCCGGGCATGGATCTACCGTCACTCGACGCCGCCAATGAGAAGGTCCGGTCGCTCAGCGCCGCCGTGCAACAGCTTGAACGCGAGCGCGGCGCTGATCGCTTTAAAGGTGTGCGTGAGGGCCAGGAGTATCTCGACAGCCTGCAGAAACAAAACGAGCGCCTGCAAAACCTCAGCACCACTGAGCAGGCCGTCGCTTACCTGCGCAAGAACCAGATCGCGGAGACCTCTGTACTCGGCCAAGGCATTTTGCAGCAGGCCAAGGCCAATGAGCAGCTGGACGCCAGCAATCAGAGCGCCGCTGAAAGCCAGCGCGTCGCCGAGGCAGCTGACAAGGCGCGCTTGCAAACCAGCGAGCAGCTGCAACGCAGTCAGCAGGGTTATGTGGAACAGCTGGAGCGCCAAGCCGTCACCAGCGGGATGAATGCGGAGCAGGTTCGCGCCTATGAGTTGGCGGAAAAAGGCCTGGCGGGTGCATTGCAGAGTCGGGCCGTGGCTGCTCAAGCCACCCTGGCTGCCGCCGAGCGGCAAAAGAAGATAGATCAGGACTTGGCTCAACTCGCCGACCTGCGCGCCCAACTGCTGCGCGGTGAAGGCAATGCCGCTGCGGCATCGGCCATTGAGATCGAGAAAAAGTACGGTGCCCTGCAGAAGCGCCTGCAGGAAGCCGGCAATACCGAAGGCGCTGGCCTGGTCAGCAAGCTGATCAACATCGAGCAGGCCAAGGCCGAGCTGGACCAACTCAGCCAGATGTTGGATGGGGTATTCAGCGAACAGTCGCGCCGCGAGCAGACGATCAACACCCAGCAGCAGGCCGGTCTGATCAGTGAGCTAGGCGCGCGCCAGCAGATCCTCGACCTCAACCAGTTGACCGCTGACCAGGTTGAAAAGCTGTTGCCGAAAATGCGCGAGCTGGCCGCTGTCACTGGTGACCCGGCGGCGATCGAGCGGGTCAAGGATCTGGAAGCCCGCTTGGGTGCCCTGCGGGTTGTTGCCAACGAATTCACCAATGCGCTGAAAGCGGGTTTCGAGACGGGCATGCAGAACGCCCTGCAGGGCCTGGCCAGCGGCACCATGGACCTGCGCGAAGCGGCCACTGCATTCATCCAGGACATCGCCAGCGGCATGGCCGGTCTGGCCTCGCAGAACCTGGCGAAGATGGCGAGCGATAGCTTGTCTGGGTTGTTCAACTCTGGCGCCGAGGCCGCCACTGAGACCGCTGCTGCCGCTGTGACTGCCACTGCGATCACTACTGCTAGCACTGCCGGCGCAACAGCTATGAGCGCGGGCATTGCCGCGAGCGGAACAGCCGCCGCTACTGCGATGGCTGCCAGCATTACAGCGGCTGGTACTGCTGCGGGTGCTGCGATGGCGGCGGCCATTGCTTCAGCCGGTGCCGTCAGCTCTGCCAGTTCAGGCCTGTCATCAGCAGCTGCTGTGGCTGTTGCTGTTGCCACCGGCGGCCAAGTACTCGGCCCTGGCACCGGAACCAGCGACAGCATCCCGGCCTGGCTTTCGAACACCGAGTTCGTAACCCGTGCAGCCGTGGTTACCCAGCCCGGCGCCCTCGGATTCCTGCATGACTTCAATGCCCGCGGCATGGCCGCACTGGATGACTGGGCGCGTGCTGTTCACCACTCCACTGGTGGCCTGGCTGGTGTGCCAGCGCCTGCGTTGCCGCGTCCATCGCTGGGCAATGGCCGCCTGGCTGATACCAGCAAGGCCATGTCGGCCACTTTGAAAAACCAGCAGAACTTCTACCTGGTCGATGACCCGAGCCGTATTGCCGATGCCGCCTTCGGTACCCGTCAAGGCATTGAGGGCATGGTGGTGGCCATCTCTAAAGACCCGGCCCGGTTCCGATCGATTCTTGGCATCAACAACTGAGACTGCCCCATGCCCCACGAAATAGGCTTTGTCGACAACACCGGCGGCACGCTCGCCCACTACAAGATGCTGGAGAAGATCAAAGACTTTGCCAGCGCTAACGGCTGGACCGTGCTGCGTTATGACGATGTGTCGGCTAACCGTGAGCTGATTCTGAAAGGTGTTGGCTTGTCCGGTACCGAGGAGATTTTTGTTGGGTTTCGCACCTATCAGGACGCCAGCGCCGACTACTACAACCTGGTGGCGGCAGGATTCACTGGCTATGTCGCGGGCAACACCTTTGATACCCAGCCCGGCGCGTTGCTGTCTGGTGTACCAGCCCACAACAACCGCATCGACTACTGGCTGACGCTCAATGGCCAGCGGATAGCGCTGGCCATGAAGGTGGGCACGCCGGTCTACGAGAGCGCCTATGTAGGCAAGTTTCTGCCCTACGCCAGGCCAAGTCAGTACCCATACCCGGTGATCGCCGCCGGCATGCTCAGTGGCGTTCCCGCCACTCGCTTCAGTGAGACCAGCCACTCCATCCCTTACAAGGGCGCACGGGCCAACATGCGTATGCGCTTCAACGATGGCACTTGGAAACAGCCCGAGTGCTATCCCTGGAACAACGTCTACGTGGCCGGAGCCACGACTCAGCAGCGTGACACCGGTGGCCAATACCCACTGAATGCCGTGGTGTTAAGCGACGCGAGTGGAATCTATGGCGAACTGGATGGTGTGCGGCATATCAGCGGCTTCAACAACGCGGTCGAGAACACCCTGGTCATCGACGGGAAGACCTGGGTGGTGATCCAGGATGTCGGCCGCAACGGGTTCAATGACTACTACGCCCTGAGGATGGACTGATGGCCTACTACAACGGCTCGGCAAACAGTTTTAACGACCTGCTCACCGCTTTGGCCAGCGCCTGTGTGGCAGAGGGGTGGACTTGGGCGGACGGGATTCTGAGCAAGGGGTCTGCGTTCGTTAAGCTGTACACGAACTCTGATGGCATCCTTATCCAGGGTGGCACTGGCAAAACCGGTACCACTCTGGATGGAGCCTCTCCTCACACGCCACGGCTCGGCCGGATTCATGCCAGCCTTGGTGCGCAGCCGGCTTGGCCTATGGCGTACAGCATCCACCTCGGCAGCACCCCAGACGAGGTGTACCTGATCGCCAGGCACAACGTCGATTATTTCTATTGGCTAGCGTTTGGCCTATCCGATGTACCTGGGTTGCTCGGAACAGGTCTATGGCTGGGTGCCGTGGCCACGCTGTCTCCCGAGTCCTATCTCAGCGGCGGCGCTGGCGGGGTGTACATCGACGCAGATGGTAGTGGTACCGATAGTTGGCAAAACGGGCTTTGCTCGAGCGCCGCCCTGTTCTGGAAGACGAATAACATCGCCCCCTCGAAGTCGCAAAACACTGTGCATTGCCTGCTAGACGGGGTTGCTTGGGCTGATACGCCGACTACTTCAGGTTCTGCCGCCGTAGGTAAGTTGCAGGCCGTGGTTTGCGCATCCCCCCAGCTCACCAGATCGCCAAACACATGGAACAGCGAGGCCATACTGATACCCATACAGGCGTATTTGACGCGAGCGTCAGCCAAGATGTCCCTCGTCGTCGACGTTAAACACGCCCGCTATGTGCGAGTGGATAACTACACGCCAGAGCAGATCATCACGCTCGGTCCTGATAAGTGGAAGGTCTATCCGTTCTACCGGAAGAATGTAGCCAACCGGAATGGGCAATCCGGCGGCGCAATGATTGACCACACCGGCACTTTCGGCTGGGCCATTCGCTACGATGGGCCTTGACCCATGGCCTTGCTCGCTGGAATAACCCCTCAGTCAGCCCTGGGCGGCATTCTCAATCCGCTTGTAACTGCCGACTTCCAAGACTTTTCAGGCATCGTCGGGGGGGCAGCGGGCGCTAGCCTAATTGATGCTGCACCGGTTGCTCCGCTTCTTGCTCACTGGCCGGTCGAAGCGAATGGCCAAGCCATTGCGGGTTTGAGCGCGACAACCTACAGCGACGACTTCTACCACCGCATCCACATCGCCCCGTCCCAGCTCGACCTCGGCAACGTCGTTTCAGCCCAGACAACGGCCGGCTATCTCTGGAACGCCTTCCTGGAGCCGCGCACGCTGAGTGCCATCAACGGCATTGGCGAGGGACTGATGGTCAGCGGCCAACCGGCAGCGCCGTTGCTGTTCCCGGCCCTGAAAGAGCTGCAGTGGCAGGTAACCGTTACCCCGGACGGTCAGCCGGTGCTGGACACCACGGTCGAATGGGCTTTCGACAACGGTGCCAAGGCCGGCCTGCGCATCACCGCCAGCCGCATCATTGCCTGGTCCTTCGCCCCGGACTGGGCGGATGGTGTGATTGAGCGCCTGACCTGGGCAACCGATATTCTGCAGTCCGAGTCCGGCGTTGAGCAGCGCCGAGCGATCCGCCTTGCACCGCGCCGCGAATTCGAAGCATCAATGTACGTCGAAGGCCGCGAGCGGCAGCTGCTCGATCTGGCCCTGTTTGGTTGGGGTTCGCGCGTGTGGGCGCTGCCGATTTGGCACGAAGTGCAGCTGCTCGGTGTCGGTGCATCGGCCGGGGCACTGTCCATCCCCTGCAGCACGCAGTACCTGGACTTTCATGCGGGCGGTCTGGCCATGTTGCGCGGTGAGTCGGTCTTCGTTAGCGAGACGGTGGAGATTGCCTCGGTGACGGCGAACAGCCTGTTGCTTAAGCGCGCCACCCAGCAGACTTGGCCGGCGGGGTCGCGCCTGTACCCGGTGCGCAGCGCGCAGCTGACTCAGCAACCGAGCCTGACCCGGCTAACCGATACCACCAGCTCCGCCGATGTACAGTTTTTGGTCGTCGAGCCCTGCGACTGGCCGGCGCTGATGCCCGCCACCTTATATAGAGGGCGGCCGGTGTTCGAGACGCGCCCGGACGAGGGCGAGGATCTGACCAGCAGTTATCAACGTCTGCTGCTGACGCTGGACAGTGGTTCAGCCATCCCGCTGATGACCGATACTGCCAACCGGGCATTCCCGGTGCAAGCACATCGCTGGCTGGAGATGGGCCGCGCCGAGCGGGCTGCATTGCGCTCCTTTATCTACGCCATGCAGGGCCGGCAGAAGGCGGTATGGCTGCCGACCCACGCCGACGACCTGACACTGGTCGATATCGTCGGCAGCCTAGCCGCCACCCTCGACATCGCCAACATTGGCTACAGCCGCTTTGCCAGTGCCAAGTCCTGCAGGCGCGATATTCGTGTTGAGCTGTGGGACGGCTCGATCTTTTACCGACGCATCAACGGCAGCTCAGAGCTGAGCATCGACATCGAGCGCATTGCTATCGATGCCAGCTTCGGCCAGCAGATCCTGCCTGGCGACGTGATGCGTATCAGTTGGTTGGTGCTGTGCCGGCTCGATGGCGACACTGTCGAGATCGAACATATGACCGACAGCGAAGGCCTGGCGGCTACGCAACTGGTATTCCGTGGGGTTCGCGACGATGAGTTTTGATAGCCGCGAGCGATCGCTCGCCGATGGCCAGCCGATCCGCCTGTACCAGTTCAGCCGCGGGGTACTGCGTTGGTCTTACAACTCAAGCGATCGGGACGTCACTTACAACAACCAGGTGTTCAAAACCTTGCGCGGCGGCATCAGCGATAACGGTATCCGCCAGACCGCTGAGGCCAGCGCTGACACCTTCGTGATCACCGCTCCAGCCGACATCGAGGTCGCTCAGCTGTTTCGTGGCATGCCACCGAGTGCGGAGATCAACCTACGGGTATTCGACCTGCACTACGGCGAAATCGATGCAATCAACCGCTTCGTTGGCAGCATCAGCTCGGTGAAGTGGCCGACGCTGGACAGCTGCAACATCACTTGCAACGACATTGAGAGCAGCATGCAGCGCCCAGGACTGACCGACACATACAGCCGGTCGTGTACCACTACCCTGTATTCGCTCAAGTGCAAGGTGAACCGTGATCTCTATCGCGTCGAGACCACCCTGCAGAGCTTGAGCGGCCTGATTATCAGTAGCGGCACATTTGCCAGTTACCCGGATGGATGGTTCTCCAGCGGTTACGTCGAATGGGCGATCGGCAGTGGTGAATATGAGCGGCGGCATATTGAGGTGCACATTGGTTCGCAGTTGCAGCTGCTCGGTGGCACCTCGGGATTGGCTGCTGGCCGGGCTGTAAGGGTGTATCCGGGGTGCGACTTCCTGGATACGACCTGCGATGGCAAGTACGACAACCTGCCCAACTTCCGTGGCGATCGCCATCTTGACGGCAAGTCCCCATTCGACGGCGACCAGGTGTTCTGACTATGTGGGTACAAATCGCAATTCTCGTGGCGTCCTACCTCATTCAATACGCCACTGCGCCCAAGCAGAAAAAGCCCAAGCCGGCGCTCTTCAGCGACTTCGACTTTCCCCGTTGCGATGAGGGGACGGAGAAGTCCGTGATCTTCGGCCAGGTCTGGAGCCCTGATTGGATGGTGTTGTCCGTGCGCAATCAGCGCAGCAAGGCCATCAAGTCGAAAGGGAGTAAGAAGTGAACGGCGAACTGATCATCACCATCCAGCACCTGCATACCGTACCGACCTGGACGACTCGACCGGGCTATTGCGCCCGTCAGTCGCGAGCCTTCTTTGCTGAGCAGGGGCTGGACTGGCTCGACTTCGTGCGTAACGGCATCCCGGCGCAGCGCCTGATCGATACCGGCAACGCGCTGGCTTTGCACCTGGTTGAGCACGCACGCACTGTGGAGGCCGCCGATGGGGTCCAATAGCAAACCGCAGGTAGTGGGCTTCCGCTACTCATTCGACATCCACTTCGCGATCGGCCTGGCGATCGATGAGTTAATGGAGATCCGTGCCAGCGGCAAGACAGCCTGGAAAGGCTCAGTCACTAGTAACCAGACCATCTATATCAATGCCCCCAACCTGTTCGGCGGCGACAAGGGTGAAGGTGGTATCCAGGGCAACCTGGATGTGATGTTTGGCGAAGAGGATCAGGCGGTGAACAGCCGCTTGGCGGCGGCGCTGGGTGGGTTGGTTCCAGCCTTCAGAGGTTTTGCCGGCGGCTTTTTCTCGGGTCTGGTCACTTCGATCAACCCTTATCCAAAGCCCTGGAAGATCCTCCGGCGGCGTGCCCTGAATGGTTGGGATGGAGCGCCCTGGTACCAGGAAAAGTGCGTGATCAGTCTGCTTGCTGGGCAGATCAAGGCGATGAACGCGGTCCATATCCTCTATGAGACCTATACCAATCGCGACTGGGGCCGTGGCCTTGATCGTTCGCTGATGGATGATGTGGCATTTAGGTCGGCCGCCGACAAACTGTACAGCGAGGGTTTCGGCCTGTGTCTTGAGTGGAAGCGCAGCGGATCCATCACGGATTTCCGTGACCAGGTGTGCAACCACATTGGCGCTACGGTTGGTCCTGACCGCTTGAGCGGGCTGATCACCATCACGTTGATCCGTGATGACTATGACCCGGAGAGCCTGCCGTTATTCGACGAGGACAGTGGCCTCCTGAGCTTTGAAGAGGATGAAGCTTCAAGCAGCCTGCTGCCGCCCAGCCAGCTGATCGTCAAGTACGTTGACGCCATCACCGGGGAGACACGCTCGGCCCGCGCCATTAATGCCGCCATCGCGCAGAGCCAGGGCGGTCCCTCCATCGAGACGATCGAGTACCCAGGCCTGCCGACTGGGGACTTGGCCGGACGGGTGGCGGCACGCGATATGCGTATCAAGGGCAGCGGGTTGCGGCGCTTCAAGATCAAGCTCGATCGGCGGGCTTATGCAATTGCTCCAGGTAAGCCATTCCGAGTTCGCTCATTGAAGCGCGGCATTGCCACCATGGTGGTGCGTGCAGGCAGGATTGAGGACGGCACCCTCAGCAGTGGAACGATCACCATCATCGCTCTGCAGGATGTATTTGGCTTGCCGGCGAACAGTTATGTGCCGGTGCCGCCAAGTAACTGGGTACCACCTGATGCCACGCCGAAGGCGATCGCTACTCGGCGCTTGATGGAGGTTCCCTATCGGGAGCTGGCTGGCTCCGTCGATCCCGCCAATCTGGCGCTGATTGACGTGACCAGCACCTGGCTTGTTGCGCTGGGTGTACGTCCATCCGGGCTGGCGCAGAGCTACACCGTCACCAGCCGCCCAGGGACCACCGGCAGTTTTATCGAGCGCGGCAATGGCACTTGGTGCCCGAGTGCGCTGCTAGTGGGCGATATGCCGCCTGGCGTCACTGCTGCCACGCTCACAGCTGGCGTTGACCTCGATGACGTCACTGTTGGTATGGCAGCGCTGCTGGACGAGGAAATCGTGCGGATCGACGCTATTAACCTGACCACGGGCGCGATCACTCTCGGTAGAGGCTGCGCCGACACTGTAGAGGTGCAGCACGCCGCAGGTGCGCGGTTGTGGTTTTACGATGGCAATGACGGTGAGGAAGGCATTGAGTACAGCCCTGGCGTATCGGTCCAGACGCGCTTGCTGACTAACACCAGTCAGGGCCAGCTAGATCCAGCGTTGGCCGGTACAGACAGCATTGCCCTTGCTGGTCGGCAAGGGCGGCCATATCCACCTGGGCAGTTCAAAATTGCGGGGGCGAGCTATCCGTCCAGCGTGACAGGTGATGTCGTCGTCACTTGGGCACACCGTGATCGGCTAAACCAGGCTGACCAGTTGATCGACTCCACCCAGGGAAACATCGGCCCCGAGGTCGGTACTACATACACGGCCAGACTACGCCGGACTGATACTGCTGAACTGTTAGCCGTGAAATCGGATATTTCGGGTGGCACTACGGCGCTGGCAGCCGCTTACAACGGTGAGGTGGCTGTTGAGTTGTTCTCAGTGCGAGGAGGGCTGGCGAGCTGGCAGATGCAGCGTCACGTATTTTTCTACACGGGCGACATTCCTCCTCCTGCGTTGGATCCGTACTGGTCTGACGTTGCCTCCCTGCTGCATTTCGATGGAGAGGATGGCGCCACGAGTATCGTCGATCAGAAGGGCGGGGCTTGGTCTAGGGTTGGTTCACCTGGCCTTACGACCACAGACAAGAAGTTCGGCTCCGCGAGCCTTCAATGTGCTTCGAGCGGCCAGTTCTCAGCATCTCTCGGCGCCAGTGTTCCGGCGGGCGGGTACCTATCGGTTGAGTTCTGGCTGAAGTTGGGCGGCAGTGGGCGGCAGGTTCTGTTGAGCAACGACAGCGGCTCCGACCGTTGGTGGATTGAGTTCAACCGCAACAGCGGTGGTGAGCTGACATTTATCTGGGGCAGCATCACCGGCTATGGGAGCGTGGCCCTCAATATAGGTCAGTGGTACCACGTTGCAGCCGTACGCTATGCAGGCGGCTACATGGACCTCTTCATCGACGGCGTCAGGGATTCAGTATGGGGTGCGGATACTCGATCACTTGGATTGAACAACATAGTGATCGGGGGTATGCCTGCATATTTCGGCGGAGCTTTCCCTTCGACGGCCAAGTTTGACGATCTGAGAATCACCAAGGCTGACCGGAGAGTTTTCGAGGGTGGGCTATGGAAGTATCCAGTCCCGCCCGCCGCTCACCCTGATAGCTAAAGGTTATGCGGCTAGCGGTTGTTTGGATATTCTGTTGCCGTATTTGAAATACTTCTGTTTCGTCATTTATCGCGCGTATCGGCTTCATTTATCGCGCGTCGCTACAGGTTGCAGCATAAAAAAAGCGCCCTACGGGGCGCTTTTTTTATGCGTGGTTGCTTTAGGTCAGGGCGAAGCCCTGCTGGCGCCAGGCTTCATAGACGGCGATGGCCACGGTGTTGGACAGGTTGAGGCTGCGGCAGCCGGCTTGCATCGGCAGGCGCAGGCGCTGTTCGGCGGGCAGGCTGTCGAGGATGTCCGCCGGCAGGCCACGGCTTTCCGGGCCAAACAGGAAGATATCGCCGGGCATGAACGCGACGTTGGCGTAGGTGTGGCTGCCTTTAGTGGTAAAGGCGAATATCCGACCTCCAGCGATTTCTGCTATACAGTCGCTAAGTGTTTGATGTCGTTTCAATGTTGCGTATTCGTGGTAGTCCAAACCAGCACGCCGCAGGCGTTTGTCGTCCAGCTCGAAGCCCAGCGGTTCGATCAGGTGCAACTGGCAGCCGCTGTTGGCGCACAGGCGAATGATGTTGCCGGTATTGGGTGGAATTTCCGGCTGAAACAGCACTACATGGAACATGATTGGGCTCAAGGTCGAGTCGAAAAATCCATTCTACAGCGTGCCGCTGGTGAATCCTTGGCCATCGTGGAGATTGCGCCTGGCGCAGCAGCTTGAGGGAACGACCTTGTTGGCGTGGCTGAAAAGCAAAAAGCAGGTAGCGAGCGGCTTGCTGGGCATCGAAATCGGCCCGGAAGGTATCGCCCTGGCCCATGTGCAGCGCAGCCCCGGCCAGCCGGTGCAGTTGCGCAACTGTCTGTTTCGCCCGGGTACACCGGAGCAACAGCCCGAGTTGCTCAAAAGCCTGGTGGCGGAGTTGGGCCTGGCAGGTATGCCGGTCAACTTCGTGCTGCACCCGGCGCTCTACCAGATGCTTCTGCTCGATTGCCCTGACGTGCCGGCCGATGAGTTGCGCGATGCCCTGCGCTGGCGGATCAAGGAATTGATCAGCGAGCCGCTGGAGCAGGTGGTGGTTGATGCTTTCGCCCTGCCTGAGGACGCCTACCGTGGCCGTTCGCGCATGGCCTATTGCGCGGTGCTGGCCAAGTCCCACGTGGCGACCTGGGCGGCGCTGCTCAAACACGCCGGCCTGCAGTTGCAGAGTATCGATGTGACCGAGATGGCCTTTCGCAATATCGGCCTGCAAGCGGGGGCTGACGGCCTCAACCTGGGGCTGTTGCGCCTGCGCTCCAGCGAAGGGTTGATCTGCATCCAGCAGGGCGCCGATTTGTATATGGCGCGGCGCATCGAGCAGGGGCTGGACCGGGTTGACCAGGGCTTTACTGGGGTGACCCTGGAAATCCAGCGCTCGCTGGA